TTCCATCGTATTTTAATAATTCAACATAAAATTTAGAATTGCCACCGCTTGAGCTAACATTAAAGTACATTTCAAAATTCCAAGCACCTCCAGGAATAAGCAATCTATTTGGGTTACCCGCATCGGTTAAGAATTGAGCAATTAATCCATTACCTGTTAAATTAAAGTCAGTACCTCCACCAATTACGGCACTGTTATCCATTTGCTTGTAAGTCGCCACACTTGCAGCAACCGAGCCATTTAAATAATAATTAACATTAGCACCTCCGCTTGATGTTGAAGGAATAGTTGCCAAAGTTCCATCGCCCCGAATGTATTGAGAAGCCGACCCGATTGCCGTAACCTCTAAAGTCCCTGCACTTGTAATTGGCGAATTAGCAACGCTAAACGCTACTGGCATTGTTAAACCAACGCTAGTAACCGAGCCAACCCCTGCACCTATATCTGAGCGTAATTCAGTTCCGGTACGATATTTAACTACTCCGCCATCACTTACTAAAAATTTATCAGTATCGCTTGTAGCGTTTTGAATGTTTGCTATTTTAAACCTTAATGCAGTATCAAATCTCGCAGCCTCAGTATTATTAACCCTAATTGTAAAATCATTGTTTATAGTTGACCCTATATAAGCATCGTTATCAATTCCGGGATCTCCAGGAGTACCAGGATTTATTATCCCAAAACTTGCATAACTTAAACCGCCATTTGTTAGATGTATCGCATTTCCTATCTCATTTAAAATAGAATTGCCTAATGTATTAGCACCGATAAACTTTGATAGTCTCCCAGTCGTTCCAAAAACCTTAGCGTTAAATATTGCTCCAATTGTAGTTTTATAAGTTATCTGATTAGCTAACTCTGCAATCGGGATTATATCCGTATCAATTGGCGCCCTGCCTAATGCCGGAAAATCTTTAGTGTACACTCCATTTATAACTGGCATATCTTTCTTAATTTACAAATACATACTCATCACCACCATTATCAACAAAATTGCCAGGCGATTGAGCCCAAACAAAATACTCAACTCCAGCATCTACAATTGGCCCATAACCGGTAATGGTTCCTGCAAATTTAACAAAATCCTCACTAACTCCGGTAATCTCTAAATTCTCTAAAAACCCCTCGCCTGCATCGCCCTCATCCGTTTCTAAATTAATCATTGACCAGTCCATTAGCAACCTGCTCCGGCCCAAATCTTTTAATTCATTCCAACTAATTACGCTTGAATCTACTGTATAAACCGCCTCAAAACTTACCGAATAAGAATGCAATTGACCCAATTGTTTTTGGCCCATTTCCTCAGTACTTTTGCAAGTCTTAATGAAACTAATAGACTCACTCAATCCATTGCTTAATAAGCAACCAACCGGCAAATCATTTATGTAAAGCATTAAATTAGTCATAGCCTGTTATGCTCCCATTAAAAGTTATAAAATCCCCAACCGCTCCGATTATTTCTAAATTCTCAATAAACCCCTTACCTGCCTCAATATCCTCGCCAACTATCTCCCAATTAATCTTAATCCTTTCAAGCGCTTTTAAGCCTGTCCAAGAGATTATCTCATTGTTTGTAGTCATAACACCCTCAAAAGGTATTGAATACGTGTATAACCTCCCCAACTGAGTCTGCGCACCATTTGCGCTAGTCTTACACGTGCCAATAAAGCTAATCTGTTCTGAACGGCTTACACTACTCAAACATCCAACCGGCATATCATTTATAAATAGCATCATGTTGCTTTGATAGTTACTTTTGTTGTTTCACCAAAATCAGGTATTAATGTATAATCCATTGCTATCTCCTCATTTATAATCCTCCCTAAAACCGCTTTACAGATATTAGGCTGCAAATCATAATTTAGGCTCAAATTCATAAAATAGCCATCTATTAAATTTATGCTCCATCTAGTCAGCGGATTAAAATACCCAAATATAGAACCTTCAAACTGAACAAACGGCCCAGCATATAACCTCTGTTTTTCCTCAACTGCTATTCTTAGAAATTCTTTGCTTTCTTCAAATGGCTCAGCTAAAACAGACTCTGTTAAGCCTCTCCTATTCCATTCAGTAGTTAAGGTTAGCTCATCCGGCCCATAAATAGCTCCAACAAATGTACTGCTAGGACTATCTCCGTTAAATACATCAACAGTAGGCGGCACAAATGTAAACTTACCTGTTTGCGTAGCGGTATGAATTTCTCCAATCGGATCCCCATCAACTACTAACTGAGTTAAGCCAATACTTTTATAAATAAAATCTCCACTTCCATCTGGGGGATAAATTTTAATTGTAATCGTACCTCCGTATGGCATTGGTTCAGTAGTTATAAAACTGGTAGATAATCCAATTGTTGCAAATATGTTAGTAAAGACAAAAAACGTACCCCCTGTATAAGTAGCTTTCCATACGTTATTGCCATCGCCTGGTTGCAGATAAAATATTGAACCTAATCCATCATCTAATTCTACGCCAAAATACATTACACCCGCAGTATTTACAGGAATGCTTTCATAAGTAATTGATAGCTTTAATCTGCTTCCTTGCTCAAAATATAATTGGCTACTATTCTCATAATAATTATCATCATTAAAAATAGTTTCGCTATAAAATATTATACCTCCGCCTGGATTAATTCCTGCCATTACAGTACCATACCTATCCCACTCAGGAATGCTAATATCATCTCTAGGCCCTATCGGATCAAAGAATGGATTATCAGTAAAGGCACCCTCAAAACTTGGATTAATTATAGCATTTGGCAATTGTGCGTATTTATAAGAAATCGAAGCGTTTTTGTACGGCTTATCAATCATCTTTAACTGATCTGTATTGATATGAAAATAAGGCGCATCAATTATCCCCTCACTTTCGCCACCCAATAAAGCATCTAAATCCGCCGTAAATGTTGGCTGATCGTAAACCCTCTGCCCATCTAAATATTTACGAAATACTAAATCGCCTGTTAGCGCTAATTCCGTTGGTCTAAAAATATACCATTGCCCCTCACTTTGCACCATAACCGCAGTCCACTCCTCTAAAATAGATTTAAGAACCTCTTCGCAGTTCATTGGTGTAAACTGATCATCCTTTATATACCGATCACTATTGACAAACCCCTGAGCCAAAGGATCAAAGGCATCGCCCTCAGTCATCGTTACATCATAAATATTTATGCAAGTATTTAAAACTAAACTTGGCGCATCTAAACGAATTAGGCATGCATTTATAACCTCTAAAAAACTTTGTTTGCCTAAATAAAAATTTCCATCATTTTGCACATAAGATAGGTTTTTTAATAATCCTAATCCATCAACCGCATTTACTGATATAGCATAAGGCGCAAAAGTAAAAGACTCCTGACATCCATCCGGAATGATAAAACCAGTCCAAATCAAATCAGAATTTCTATAAACCTCAACCATAAACTCTCGTTCATTTTCGGTATATAGTTGCTCTAATTGAAAGTCCTCAGTTGCTATTAAATTTAACGTACATTCTGACCCCATTATAGGATCAAGTTTTAAATTAGATGTATTTTGATAGTTTATCTGAATAGGATTTTGTTGGGCCTGTATCTCAATTGGGTCCCCTGCATAATCTAACTGCAGAATATTGCAAACGTACTCATCCGGAACGCCTCCAACTATCCGAGTATCCCTATCCGCATAAAAACTAAAATAATACTTTTCAAAATATGCCATTATCCAAATCTAGTTAATTTTGCGCCTGCTCTGTTTAATACACCAATTAAATTAGTACCTGATATTTCAAATACAACTCTACCTCCACCAAAATCTTGAGCTGATCCGGCTGCGCTTGTACTAATTGCGGCGCTTGTTTGTGGAACCGGAGCCTGTTTTTTCTTTTTAAATAAGGATGCAATTCCAGCAACCGCAGCAACTCCGGCCAATATAGGTAATAATGCTCCACCTGTTGCCGCTACTCCTCCGGCCGCCGCCGCAGCACCACCTGCCCCAGCAGTCCCAGCCGCAACTCCGGCAGCAGCTTTTCCACCTCCTATTTTTAATAAACCTAAAACGCCACCTAATAATCCACCACCTTTACCCTTTTCCGCATTTCCGCCACCTGATAATAAACTTAAAACTCCTTTAGTTGCCTCACTAGACAAAACAGATATAAAAGTATTTTTTAATGCTTGTCCCAAAGCATCAAAAGAAAGTTTTCCGTTCATTAACAAATCATCAAAAAATGTTTTAAATGAAGTTGAAAATTGTGGTAATAAATCAGTATTTATATATTCCCCTAATTTTTGAAACGGACTTTGTAAGATTGGCGCAAGTGGAGCAAATTTATCTAATATTGCTTTTGCAGATTGCTCAGCCTCTCTTACTGCTAAATCTAACTCACCGGGATCAATTAAATTTAATAATGATTTTTTCTTATCAGCCTCAACTGCTACCTTTGCTTGAAATTCAATTAAAGAAAGAACCATTTTGCCAGCAAAAGCATTTGATTCTTTTAATAAATCGTCTGATTTTTTCTTTGCATCTTTTAAAGTATTATCTGTTTTTTCTTTTTTACCTGTTCCAAATACTGCTCCGGCTGGTTTAGCTGCTTCAACTGCAAAAGCATTTCTGCCCTCTTGTAAAGATTTTATGGCATCCTGATATATTTTTTTATAGGCTGATTTTAAATCTAAATTTGCAGTACCCTTAATTAAATTATCGCCTTCCGTTTTTAATTTAGAAATTGATTTTCCAAAATCATCCGTAGATTTAGCACCGCTAATAGATCCTGATACTAAATCAGTAACACTTTTTTCAGTCCTTTGAATAGCCTGTACTAATATATCTTGAGTAGTTGCAAAATTAGCATTGGCTCCTGAGCTATTCGTAGCTATTTTAGCATATTTAAGAATACTTTCAAATAAATTTCCTTTAATATTAAATTTTGATGCGGTATTAAGCTCTTTGTTAAATTCAGTAATTTCATTAATTGCTTCACTTATAATGCTAATAGCTCCTGAAAATACTCCGGATGTATTACCACCAACCGAAACTAACATTTGATCCCAGCTATCCCCTAGATTAGAAATTTTACCTGTTAAGGTTTCGGATATAACTGCCATTGATCCTGATACACCCTCAGCATCTCCTAATGATGTTACATAATTACGGATAGCCTCAGATGATTTATCAACTGTTGTCTGAACGCCTTTAAATGTAAAAATTACTTTATCCCCAGCATCCTGCGCCCTAATACCAAACTCCTTTAATCTTTCAAACTCTCCTGTTTGCGCATCTAATATACCCTCAGCCAATTGATCAAATGATTTACCAGTACTAGCCGCTAAATCGCCCAGCCTTCGCATCTCATCGCCTGTTGGCTTAAATCCCTGATTAGCTAATTTTACAAATGCCTCAGTAAGCTCCTTTACTCCAAATGGAGTTTTAGCAGCAAAGTCCTCAATCTCTTTTAATTTTAATTTTGCAAGAGCATTAGATCCTAAAGTATTTCCCAATACCGCTCCAAACTTTTCAAACTCTGCTGTAACGGCTAAAACCTGTTGGCCAAAACTAACAAATGCCCCAACGCTTACCAACCCGGCTAAACTTACCGCAACGGAATTAAATGCTGAGTTTGCTTTTGTAGCAAAAGTATTTACACTTTTTTCGCCTTGACTTGAAAAGTTTTTTAATTTACTATTTGCATTCCTTAAATCTTTATCTAATTGCCCTAAAGGCGCGCCAATAGGTATCTCAATTCCTTGCATTTTCCAAATATTTAGCCATTGCCTTATTCATTTGCTCTTTAATTTTATCCATATCTTTTATCTCCTCATCTTGATAAATAAACGACATGAATTTTTTATAAGTCGGCATCCCTTTATTTACATGTACCCTCATTCCGTTCCATGTCGCCCAACCTATCCGCTCCCATTCCTTTTTTTCTCTATTAAAAAAACCCTGACAGGTCAATATATATTGGTTCCATGTCAGGGCATAAAAGTCATCAGGCATTAAGCCAAGCTCGCCAAAAGCAAATGTTAAAACATCCTTATTCCAATTTAGCTTTTCGCTTCGCTTTTTTTTTGTTCCGGCTGCTCATCAGTATTTAATCCTAAAACTCTGAATACCTCTTTAGATACAACCATAATTAATTGCCCACCTGAACCTCCTGCGGTATCAATCCACTCATGAATATCAAAAGGAGTAAAATCTACAACTTCGCCCTTTTTTAATATTGGATACGCCGCAGCATGATACATAAACATCCTTAAAAATGGTAGCAACTGCTTTCCTAATAATTCACTTAAATCTGATACTGAGGCATCGAAATGCTCCAATGTTTGCTCTAAAGAATAATTACCAAAGAAAAACTGCTTATCCGTTTCTCCGATTTTGTAGGTTAAATGACCTTCCATTAATAACCAGGATAAGGATCAGTTTCAGAAATATCTCCATCTCCTAACAAAGTACCTGAGAAAGTAATAAACTCGCCCTCTGCGCCTGTTATGTCTAAAGCTGAAAAATAAGCCGTTCCGTACTGAGCTGCAAAGTTTGGATCTTCAGTGCCATTATCTCTCAATAATGCTATCTGATACTCAGCCAATGTTTTAGCTCTTGCAATACCTTTAATAGTATCCCATGATGCTTTAGCCGTATCTCCACCTGCTCCGCTCGTATCTGTAAATACACCTTCAAATGGAATCTCGTATGAGTAAGTCGTAGGCTTTCTACGTGTTACACCTGGATCACATTTAGTTACTGTTTCTGCAAAGTCCCAAGACTCTGAAATACCGTTTGAGGTTAAACATGCCACCGGCTTCCAGGTACCTGAATTACGAATGTAAAGCATGAATAAACTACCTGAATAAAATTGCTCGTCTGCCATTTTAGTTTATGTTTAGTTTATGATTAAAAATTAATATGTATTGAAAAACGTTTTCTGTATCCGTTTCTAAAATTACCTCTGTACTTAAATTCTGCATTGTTTCAATATTATGAAAATCCACAAAATCAATTCCTATCTCTTGTATTATCTCTGCAACCTCTTGGCCAATTACCATCGCAAAACTCAAATCTCCGGCTCCATTTGGATACCTTGTTACAATTTGTACTGTCATTGTGCAATCATACCAATATCCGCACTTTGTTTTGTTCTGCGCCTTTGTCTGACTTGACAAAATTACATATTTTTTAGGTACATTTTTTAAAGGTGCCGATTTGCTATAAACCGGTATTGAAACATCCCCAACTATCAAATTAGCTAATGCATCTTTATAAGCGTTTAATACTGATAAATTTGGATCTTTCATTTCACCAAATATAATTATTTTTTTGCATTATATTTTTCAACTAATCTTTTTAAAACTTCATTTAACTTTTTACGATATTGAGTAATTCCAATTAAGTAAGCAGGTATTAAATAAGGTTGTGGTTTTATATTTATTTTTTTAATTCCTTTGCCTTTAAATTCAGATGCTATTGACTCAAATCCTTTTGGTATGCTAACCTCTCCTCCTGTTCCAAATTCAATATAGGCCGCATAAGGAGCATTTGCAAATATAAATGATCTATTAAAACCTTCCCTTGCTTCTGTTTTACCAATTGATTGCCTTAATTGCCCTAAATCAACTGGAGATCTTTGCTTTGCATCAGTAACTATATCCTCAGCGGTTGAGTTAGTAATTGCAATTGAAAACCTATTGGCCTCATCGCCAAATAATTTAATTTCTTTTAATAACGGACCTATGTTAATTTTGGGAGTTCTCATCTGTCACTATAGCTAAAATTTCTATAAAACGCCTGCGATCATCTAAATCCCTAACCGAATGAATAGTAAAATAATCCCCTCCATACTCAATCCTCATGTCCTTTGTAGGTTGAAAATCTCTCCGGTATCTTATCGTAAATCTGTATGTCTGATTTATTACCTGCTCGCCGGCTTCCAACTGCCTAGAACCATCCGAAGGCTTTACATTTGCCCAAGTTACCAACTCAGGTACAAATGTTATAACGTAATCCTGAAATTCGTTTTCTACGCTTAGAAAATCGCCAAACGTAATACGTCTGTCTAACTTGCCTGGATTCATTAGAATAAAGTTATACGCTTATACGGCGCAAGTAAAAAAGTAACCACCTTTGGCATTTCCTCTTTAGGATTATCCCTATTCTCGTACAAATAAGTAATCATTTCCTTAATGGCCGTTTCTATATCATCCGGAACATCGGAACCTCCATCATAATTCCAATCATAACCAGCTACATAAGTGACTGTATTAAACCCTGCCTGATTAGTAATTACATTAGTGTACCATTGACTTTCCTCAATCTCAAAAGTAACATCCTCAAAATCTTTATTAACTACATCCTCAACCGCAATTATTGGATAGTTGTATATCTTTAAATTTCCGCTTCGGTCCGTAATTTCGGTTATGCTTCTCTGCCATAACACCTGCAAGGTGTATTGCTCAACTTGATTTACCGCAGATTTTATTAACGCAGTAATCAATGTATCCTCGTAATCGTAATCTAAATCCACTCTCAGCCACAATTTCGCTTGATCTAGGCTTACTACGTTTAACTGATCCATATTCTTTTTTCTGTTTAAAAGGCTTGTCCATTATTTTGTTGCTAATTTACTAATTTTTAATAACCATTTTTCAAACTTGGCTAAATCCTTAATCGGATCTAATTGCTTTGCCCTCTCAATTGGTTTTTTATCTTTAAATAACTGGTCACTATTTGTGACCGCTTCAACCCATGAATCAATATTGTTTCTCTGAACGTAAACGGCGCTATCTGCGAGGCTTTCTCTAAATCCTGCTATATCTGATGCAATTACAGGAATATTGCAACATAGGGCCTCTACCTGAGCCATCCCATAACTATCATATTCGCTTGGCGCAATCAGCAATTTAGTCATTGCCAAATATTTCCTAATATCCTCAGTAATTCCAACGTATTTAATATTTTTAACCTTTGCATCCGTTATCTGCGGATAGTAACCGCCCTGCACCGCTAAAAATTTATGGTTAGGCATCCGCTTTGCAATTTCAATTAATATTTTTCCGCCCTTGTTTTCATTATGGTTTATTAGTGTAATATATTCCGCTTTGCTTGTATCGACATCTTTAAAATCCCTATAATCAACTGGAGGATGTAAAACAAATGTTTCTTGATTATAGTTTAATTCCTTTTTTGCTTGTTCTGTATTATAAACCGTATAAACGTTTTTACGAATATCTACCTGCGGATAGCCGGCATTGTTATGAGTGAAATTAATTATCTTTTTATTTACTAGCCTTTGTTTGTTCATAGCATAATAAGTGCCTGATAATTGGCAAAACACTAAATCTGCCCAATCCCATAAATTATTATGACATATTTTGTAGTCCTTAACCTGAGCATAAATATCTATTCCTTCATAACTGTAATCTTTAGGATACCTAGTTATTGCCTTAACCTCATGCCCTTTGCTCATTAAATACTTGCAAATCCTGTGCAAACAAATCTCTGAGCCTGCTCTTTGATGTGGTAAATATATTCCCGGACTTAATAGAATTTTCATATTATATTGATGTATAAATAAGGTTTAGGAATCTTTGGCGTGTTATGATCGTAATTATGTAAATCTGTTTGATGGTAATGGATTGACTGAATAGCATTAGCTGGATTAAATAACCTATAACCTGCTCTATTTAACTCATATGCTATCCTATTATCACAACCCGGAATACCTAAATAAAAATCACAAAATCTGACATTTCTAATTTTACCTTTAAATATCCAAGTGTCCTGACTAAACCTTTCATTGTGTAGCCTTAACCCATCTTTGCGCTTATCCCATCTGCTCAAAGCTATACATTGCCTATCCTTTAAATTAACTAACTTTAAAGTATCATTAAAATAAATATCGCTATTTGCAATTATTGAAATTGAGTTTGGAGATGTAGCCGTATCATTAACCAAATCAAAGAAATTTCTGTATGTCGGCCTATTAGCATTAACAATTATAAGCTTATCTGATACCGGTAATTTTACCTCACCCTCAACAATTAAAAATATATTATCAATCAGCGGATTTTTGATATTTTGGTTTAAGCAGTATAATAACTCCTTTTGCCTTTTTGCATCTTTATCCTGATAAAACGAAGTGTAAAGATTTACCATAAATATTTAATCAACGCTAACACCGCCAAAACTAAAAAGCTAAAAGCCAATAAACCCAATCCAGCTACAACTATATTACATAAAAACCTAACTACTCTCATATTATTTTATTTTTTTTTGAAACTAACATATTATCTAACAAAGCAAAATTTATATTTGGCATCCTTGCATAATCATCATTATTATCAATCGGTCTAAAATCCTCAACCTCGCCAATGCTTTTATAAACCTTAACATTTTTTAAATTAAACTCATTTATTAAATTATCTAATTTTCCGCCATAACTTGCAGTTAAAATTAAATTTTTAGGTATTTCATTAATTCTATTTACCCAATAATTTAAAGATTTTGTATATGCCCACATTTCAATTTCAGGATTTTCCCTTGCTATTTCTAACCATAAATCAAAGTATTTTTGATTAAAAAAATCTCCGCTTGAATGTATCCTTATTGATTTACATTTATTTGGTATAACGGGTTTAATGTTATTTTTTACAGACTCAAAATTTTCCCATCTGCTATTTCTAACTCCAGGAAATCTTTCAGCGCTTGCAGCATAACATCTATATTGTCCTTTGTCTATGTCAAATTTACCAGTCAGTCTATCAACTGTAACTTTGCATTCCATAGCAAAAGGACACGTAGTACCGGTTGGTAAATTCCATTCATACACCTCCCCAGTATAATAATTATTTTTTTTTATTAATGTTCTCATACTGAGTTAATATTTTTTTATACTGTTTATGATATTTATTTATAGCATGATAGCCTAATGAGCCAAACTCAAACTCAGTTTCTACGCTAAATTTATTACAGGTTTCTTTGTCCGGCATCTCAATCCCTAATTTGCGAATCGAATTACAAAAGTATATATCCTCATTCCCATCTAATTGCATACCTCTATATGGATATTTAGAGCAAATTTCATACATAACTTTTGGATTTCGAATGCTTAACCCTCCATTCATACAACCAGGTATTTTTTCAATCCATGCCCCAATATAATCCCATTTTAAAAACTCCTCAATGCCTGACTTTAATAAACCTGAGTCATGCTGAAAGATTAAAATTCTTTTATAAACGCAACCCCTCCAAAATGATCGATTAGTTAATACATTGTTATAGCTTAACGGCGATCTTAGCGAATAAATACCCCCCTCATAAGGAGGCTGAATATGAATAATTTCCCAATCCTTTGGCAAAAACTTCTCATGCTCCTCAATAGCTTTTTTAGCTATCTCAACCCGATCATCAACTATAATTGCGGCGTATCTCATAAATCTGTTGTTTTGGTAATTTTAACCTGCAATTGGTGATCAACCATTTTTGCATATTGATAAATTACAATATCTAATCCATTACCCTCCGCCTCTTTTATCAACTCATTTAAAATATCAACGTGCTTTCTAATTTCCTTTGCATAATCCATATCGCTCATATAAAATATTTATTAAAGTTTTGATGCATTCTAAGGCTTTCAGGCAACTCATTTTTTTCAAATGGTATAGTATCCCATAAATTGTATGAAACGCAATGTAAATCCTTAATATCGTTATCAGGTGTCCATGCGTAAAAGGTATCATCTAGCCAATTCTTTTTAATCTCATTAGCATGACCAAACACCAAATATTTATACCTCATGATAGGCTCCGGCTGGCAGGTGCTGAAATGATAAATAGTTTGCTTTAAATTTAGGTTTTGTTTATTGTTTTGCCTATGCAAATTTTCCAATCTTATAGGCCTAAACCCATCTAAGCAAATATGATTGAAAGACCTCCAAAAGTTTATAAAACCATCAATACCATAAAATCGTTCCTCATTATTAAAGGCATAATCATAACTAGCATATAACTCATCAGACTTGTAAACCTCATCTGAATCAACTGTTAGCACCAAATCAAAACCAGCTGAGTATTTATACTTTACATTTCTATGCTCATTTTCGGCGCCGTATCTCTCCGCCCTATCCCAAATCATTTTATCCCCTAAAACATCTTTGCAAATATTATAAATGTACTCCTCACTATCCGGACATTGTAAATTAGTTCCATGACCCTGAGAAGGTTGCTTACTGTAAGCTATTACCATTTTATCTACATTATCCACAACTGATAGCAAAGACTCTTTTAAATAGTCCCCAGCGTAGTGGATAGTCATGAATCCTAGTACTTTATATTTGCTCATATTCCTTTATTATGTTTTTAACCATTTTGTCAAATGTATAATTTTCTCTAACAAATTGCTGACCTTTTAACGCTAATTCTTTACGCTCATCCTCATGCTCCAAATAGTAATTAATCAACTCAATCAACTCCCTAAATGTTTGCCAAGTTCTTAAATGCTGACCATCTATAAATGGCATCTCAGCGTATTCCATAGCTAGGCATAAACACCCCGAACCCATTATCCTATAAATCCGATCACTTGAATATTTAGGCTCATCAAAATGACTTAAATTAATCCCTATCTTAATACCTCTGTAAGCCTTAGCCTCCTCAGCTTGACTGCTATTAAAGTTACCTGCGCTATTTATCCAATTATTGCCATAAACTCCGTAGCGGCCTCTAAAATGCTTTAGCAGTAAATTATTCATTTGAATCCTCATCCTAGATAAAGGAAACTTTGCCGATCCGTAATTATTACCAAAAAACCCAATCTCCGGCAAATTAAAACTATCCCCCTCCGGCTTATAAATATCCGGATCATAACCTATCTCTAAATACCCTCCATTAACCACATTTTTAGCATCTCTTAAATTACTGAATAAAGTCCTATCAATATGCGGAGCCATATCAATCATCCATTGCGGAGTCCTTTCTCTAATATCTCCATTCCAATTAATAATGAAACCGCCTGTTTTTTTCAACTCCTTTACTGTTTCAATATGGATTATGTTTTCGGCTTGGATTTGCATAAATATGATATCAGGCTTAAATGCTTTTGCCATATTAATAGCCTTTTGGTTTACATCTTGTTCTCCAGTACTTAACTCAATGTAATCAGTACAATTAGCTAAAAAGGCTTTGCGCATTGAATCAAAAGGCGGAGGCCCAACACATAAACCTAAATGGAATATTCTCATAAATTTTCTATTTCTTGTTTAACTTCTTGCCAATATTTTTCATCTTGCATTGGATTAATACAATAAAAATATCCTTTTCGTAATTGTAATATCTCATCAACTGCTATTAATGCACATTGTTTAGCATATCTTGCAGGTGTATAAAACTCCATAGCATTATCAAATTTATCTACTAATTCTTTTGCTTTTTCTTTATGTGTCATACTTTACGGATTTGATCCCAATCTCTCAAAAAGTCTAATATTGATGGATAATTAACTCTGCCAGCTCCGCACTTTCTACGGACATGAATCCAGCCATTTATAACGCCAATCCTAATCTCATACTCTTTATTTTTGTATAATCCCTCTTGACCTGTAAAAATTGCTTTAAACATAATTTTAAATTAAGTAGTCAGGACAGGATTCGAACCTGTATGCTAACAATCACTGGCGATTCATGTACGTCTACAATCCTTCGCTGTTAGTCTCACAAATTAAGCGTCTACCAATTCCGCCACCTGACTATAACACAAAAGTAAATTATTTTTATAACATATACAAATAAAAAAAACCTGCCAAATTAATGACAGGCTCTTTCCACCTTATAACCTATTAACCAAAATAGTCTTAACTTGGATTTGCATTCATAGAACCAGTTACAAAAGCATCAGTATAGTAGATTGGCAATGCAACTCTACCCTCAACACGTACTGTAATCTTGTTCTCTCTAACGTTAGTACCATCCTCTTCAAAGAATCTCACAATTGGATTTTCTCTAACGAATAACTGCGCACCTTTCGCCCAATCTCCAACTAGATATTTATCATCAGCCATTGCGGTTGATTTAAATACTGGAATACCTGAGATAAACATTTGACCATTGATTGAATTTACAACCCCTAATCCTGGCAATGTGTAATCGTTTGTAGTTCCTTTAGTAAGTAGCAAAGCATAATACTGCTCAGGACTTAACAAGATACCATTTGCTGAGTGATTGTTGCTTTCGATTTGAGCGATTGAATCAATCAATTTCTCAACTTGAATAGTTCTGAATCCAGTGTAAGCCTCAGCGTTTGTAATCAAACCACCTAGATTTGGAGATGTTCCATTTCCGTTTAGCAATTGATTATCCTCAGCATCCAAATAAGACTCTAACAAACGAGATTGAAGGTATGATCTCATTGCTGAAATATCATCCAATGCCTTGCGAGTAATGCGAAGGTAACCGGCGATAAATTCAGATGGAGCAACCTGCTCAGTTAAATCAAAATCAATTTGAGCCTTAGAACCTGAATTATCCAACCATGCAGCGGCAGAACCTTCACTACCAGTTTCCTGTAAGTAATGGATAGCAGATGTAGACATAACTCCAGTTGGCAATAATGCACGAACATGTAGTTTACGTGGAGCAGCTGGAAGGATACCAGGTAGCATCTGAACGTTTGCAGCTGAAAGATCAGTAATGTTTGATAATGACATATCTCCAACTGTCTTTAACTCCATTGCAAATTGCTTAATCTCTTTTCTGCGGAACTTCTCTAAATTATCAGAGTTCTCATCCATAGCATTTTGAAACGCCTGATTGAAAGATACCGGAGCAGATGCCTTAGCTTCCATTTTAATTCTGTTGTTTTCAGATTTAGCCTCAGTCAATGCCTTGTCCATCTCATCAATACGAACGTTTGCAGACTTAACCGCATCCTCTAACTTTGCATCAACTGCCTTTGTAGCTTCGCTGATTGCGTTTGTGATGATAGCCTTCGCCTCATCTAATGTTTGCGCCTTGTTTGCATTTAGCAAATCCTGAGCCTTTTGTTCTAAATTTTCCATTTTTATCTTTGTAAATGTTTTATTAATTCTGTTAATATATTCGGCTCATCAGCCTCCGGAGTGACCTTTGCCGGCTCCTCAGTTAATAGTGAATTTTTTCCTAATGTGAACGCCTCTAATTGAAATTGCTTTAATGCTATCTCCAACCTACCAAAACCCTCATCTGTTAAACTTCCATCTTTCAATAGTTTAATCATTTTACTGATTTGATCGTTAATCTCAACCATCGTTAAAGATTTAAACCCTGTAAATGGTGTTTCGGGGTTTGCTCCTAATGTAACATTTGACCCCTCGTATAACTTAATTTCTTTGATTGTACGGATGCCTGTCTTTTGATCGTAATCAGCCTTTACAGTACTAAACCCAATTGAATGCTGAACAACAATACCCTCAGCGTATAATACTAAAGCATCTTTGCCGTATGATGTTGGCGCTATCTTAGACTCAAAGTAAATCCCTTTCTCCTGAGCTTCCAATACTGTTGGTTTTCCATGTGGTTGCGCCCAGTTATGCTGATTTAAAAAGAATATCTCATTTGATCCCATCGGGCCACGTTCTGCAATCGTTTTGTTTGCTGCGCCTGATGCTATAATATCCTCATCATAATCAACATTGCCGAATTTTGACCAGTAACCGGTTACAGTCATAGATTTTGCATCTATGTCCTTAATCTCAGCCGTAAAGTTTTTATATTCCAATAATCCTTTCATGTCCTTACAAATATATTAATTTTTTAAATATCAAATTACCCTTTTAAATAAGGCGGTGTTCTAGGCTTTAGTATCGGTAAACCATCGCTATCTAATATTGCCTCAGTAGCCATTACACACCTGCAATTTACAACTTCCTTAGCCGGAGCAGATGGATCGCCTGGATATAACATTGGAACGCCACCAACTATAAAAGGCTGATTAATTGCAATCGGCTCCTTTGTCATTAATAAGTGAGTACGCCTTGTACGTTTATCTTTTGTATTAATCCAAAACTTTGCAACCTCATAATCCGAACTTTCAGCGCCTACATTAATCCCATGATTTGCGGCGGTTGTGGACTCTGTCCTAGCAATTACTAAAGACCTAGCACGATTAAATGCCGGATCGTTTAGCGTTTGCTCAAATAACTTTGCCTGATCTCTACGGCTTAAATTTTGGCCCAATATATTAGCCAATACGTTTTTAATCTTATCAATAGTTGTCTCATCAATTCCTGTTACTTTATTGCCTCCGATTAATCTAAAATACTCAACCATCTCAATATACCACTGAGGATTGAAAAAATCTATTATAAAATCCTTCTTGCTTTTAGGTACCGAGTTTCTAATCCAGTCGTATGAGAATGTTGCAGCTGATACACCAACCCTGCCATATATTCGCTCCAAAGCAATGTATAGTGGTTTTTGATCTACTAGAAATTGAATGTATATCTGCAAATCATCAAAATTATCCTCATTTGTAAAATCAGTAATTGCAGCTATTTGCTCATCCAATGCTTTTTTTATTAGCGGATAGGCATACTCCTCATATTCACTATGAAGCCTTAAATAAGTTTTGTGATATTTTACACTACTTGCCATTTATGGTTGCATTGTTATATGCCTGATCTAATGATAAATCCTCAATCGGAACTAGGTTAGCCGGTACATAAACTTTCTCCATTTCCGGCGTGCTTATCTTATCATAACCCTGAGCAATCCTTTTCTCATCCGGAGTAATCCAATATGAATTAGCCAGCCACTCAGTCAGCTTTTGCATATCCTCTTGCATTTCAGGATAGCTGCTAAAATCAAAATCAAAGTAGTATTTCTTTCCGTATGCTTTTGCGTATGGCTCACAAACAAATTTATTTATTGCATCTCTTATCTTGCGAGATAATGGAGCCGTAGCATTATAAATCAACTGCTTAGAGGCCCAACCCATGTTATTATCAGTAGAGGCTGACTCTGATCCTGAGAATTGAATAGGAACGTGAAAGGCAGTATATATCTTTCTTGTATCTATATTTAGGGATTCAATCAATTGTAAATCAGTTGATGGCAATCCAATTTGAGTCCATTTAAGCGGTCCTGAGCTTGGGAATATCCTATCCATTAAACTCTCCCCTCTTTTGGCATCAACTATTTTCTCTTTCAACAAGTTCATTTGATCTTTAGTAAGCGCAGCGCCATTACCATCCGGAGATATAAAACCCATTGCGCCTCCGTTACGGATTTGCTTTAATAATTCATTATCTCCCTCATTCTCTTTTAATACGTTTCTGTAAATAGCCTTAATTGGCGACTGTCCGTAAAGCTGAGCGCCTGTTAGCGTAAAGTCCGGATTAAATGATTTAAAATGCGCAACCTGACTGGCCGGTAATGGTATCTCATCAATATAAATTGAAGTTAAACCGTAACCCTTAATCGGCTCAAACATCCCACCTGAGATTATCTCAACAAACTGGCTTGGCAAACAATACAACTGAGACCAAATTTGCTTTTCAGTCATTGCCTCATCTTTACCATTTCCGAATATATAACCATCGCCGGTACAAAGGTAAAAACCAGCCAAATCAGTCATCCATTCTTCATATGTCTGCAACGGATTAGGCTTAGCTAATAAGTCTAAAATTGGATTGCTTTCTACCTGATTAAACATCTGCTCTTTTAGTTGCAATGTCCGCATCTTAGCTGATGCACCCTCAGCCATAGACATATTCTCATATATCTTTAAATCCTTTTTAGTAACACCCTCTTTTATCTCATACAAGGCATAAGCGCACTCAGCTACTTTTTTACTAATAATATCAATACAGGTATATACATCTGCATTCTTTTGAAAACCCTGATCTACAAATTTTGCCTTATCCTCAAAGTCTAAAACAACTTGATTGTTACCTATCCAGCCAAAAACGTTTTGATTGTAAAGATTAGCCGTTACATCTCTTTGCATTCCCGGCATTAAAGCCATTAATTGACTTGCAGCCGCTTTCTCAATATCAGCTTTAAAAAACTTTTGTAGTAGTCCCATAGTTACCATTCAAATGAATATTCCTGTACAAATTTAGATGCTAACTTATTCAACGCCACGTATCTTAGCGGATCTATTAAGTGATTATAAGCATCAATCGGCTCATTTAGCATTTTGCCTAATTTATCTTTTTTCCAAATATATGAATAAAACTCCTTTTTTAAGTTATGGCTATTTGCAGTAACGTTTATCTTATACCTTTTCAATATGTCTATTCCCTGCTTAATACTATCTGGCCCCTTCATAGCTCCATGAATGTTAAACCCCTCAGCATAAATTTCCTGAATTGATTTAGGCTCAGCGCTATCAGCAATTATCTCATGATCCGGACTTACTTTAAAATCCCTTAACTTTTGGCATATATCCATATTTGTAAGCCTAGTTTCATAACACATCTCATTTACCCACAACTCTCCGGCTGACTTGTAAACCTCTATTATGCCGGTAGGATCATTTGTAAAACCAAAGTCAATACCATAGCTAATTAATTCCGCATCCTCAGGAATAGCTTCACATACGGCCCAATTCCTAAATATAACTCCTTCTATTTTACCTGTTAATCCCCTAGCATAAACGTGCCATAGCTCTAAATCCAGTTCCTTAATATCCTCAATCCTTTGGTGATCATCCTCAGATAAAAATGGATTATGTCGGTGATCTGATATTATCAGTTTTGTATCAGGCTGACCGATTAGCTTAGTATGAGCCCAAAATTCATTAGTTGGATTGTAATCTAGAAATATTTGCCCTCTTGTTCTGATTGCTAACTGCCAATAAATCTGATAGCTTATACCATTTGCCTCATTACAAAACAAATAATCCCTTTTACCATTCTTTGCCGATTGCTCATTTTCAAAGGACACAAACTCAATCAGTGAGCCGTTCTTAAAATAGATTATCCGCTCTGTCTTATTCCAAAACTTTAATTGTGATTGAAGATATTTATTATCTGAAAAAATGCTTTCCGCATCCCTGTAAGCTCCCTTGCGGAGGTTTGGCAATGACTCCCCTGCAACTGTAATTACTGATTTAGGCTCATTGACCGCCTTGTAATACAAAAGTTGCATAATTGAGTAGGTTTTGCTTGAAGCCGTACCTCCCTGATTTATTAGAACCTTTTCTTTTGCCCCATAATTCTCATAAAATACCGGACTGCAATTAAACATCTATTTCGTTCTCATTATGCGATAATGGCGGAGCAGTATTGTAAACGTTTGGAGCCGGGACCCGGAAATTAATATCTCCATCTAAAGTTAAGTTTTGCGATGCCTTGCCATAGGCCCTATCTAATAATACCTCAGCGGCCCGAACATCTCCTTTAACTGCCTTAGATCTTAATGCCATTAATATAGCCTTAGCCGCCTCAATTCCATCCTTCTCTTCTCCCAATACATCAGCTAATAAAACATCCAATCTTGGTATTTTTTTTACTGCTCCTTTAGGATTACCTGATACACCTTTTTTAAATTGAGTGTTTTTCCCTCTCTCAATTAATTCCTCTCTGCTTGTATTCATTATGCACCTCCTTTAAATATTCTTTAAACTGTTTTTTATCTCCATATTTTACATGACAATCCCTGCATAACGCCTGCAAATTTTCAATGTTATCAGCCTCTTTACTGCCACCCATTCCCCTGCATTCTATATGATGTATATCAACCGCCTCGCATCCGCAAACTTCGCAAGGAATAAAATCCGATTGGTCAAAGCCAAAGTATGTTAAATATAGTTTAGTATGTTTTTTCATTATTATTTTAATACATTTGTATAAATGCGAGGTTAGTGTAATGGTAACACATTAGGCTTCCAGCTTAAAATCGGAGTTCGATTCTACCACCTCGCTCACATTAATAACCTTGCAATTTTGTAAGGTTATTTTTTTTGGATAAGGCTTTTTTAATAAATCACATAAACTAAAAATATTTTTATTTAAAGGATATATATATTTATATTTTCCTGGCTTTTTTCTTTTTTCTAGTTTTTTATAGTCCTGAGAGTTTAATTTTGCACTTGGAGTCCTATTATGTGACCACCTTCCTTTATAAAAAACCTCCTCCCCACTGCTTTTTATATCATCAACAAAATACCAATTAGTTGCTTGATAAATAATACCTAAATGATCTTGTCCCTTATCAGCATAAGAAATTAATAACCTAACTGTTGGATTAGATTTTTTTATTAATTTAATAGCTATACTCATTGCCTTAGATGTACTTTCTTGTTTACCATTTAAAGCCATTCTCGTAAGTTCTAAATATTGACCATAAAATAAACCAAAAGGCCTACCCATATATGCACCGGCACCACCTCCAAATAATATTACCCCACACCATTCATTCTTATCATTAAAAACAGAATATCCAAAATATTGAGCTGGAACAACTTTTGAATAATGAAAATTTAAGCAAGCATATTTAATAGCTTTATGTGATGCAATTTCTAACTTCATATTTCTCCTGCTGACACTGAAAAATAAGCACCTTTATATTTCCTATCTATTAATTCTCTAATATCATTTTCTGCTTCTTGCAGTTGTTCTACATTTTCAAAGGTTATTTTCATTGTTGCAGGCTTATTTTTCTCATCTCCTATTAAATCATCTCCAAATGGTTCAGTGTCAAAATTAGGAACATCTAGGGCCCACTCATCTAATTTATCCGCATCCCATTCATTAGCCAACTGATCCCAATCCCATTCACCAAAACCAACGTTATCCTTAATCAAAAATTCATCCCTTTGCTCCTGAGTCCAATCATCAGCCAAAACAATAGGTATTTCTTTAAGACCAACCTCATTCGCTGCTTTTAATCTCATATTACCACCTAATACAACAAACTTACCATCTACATCTGTAAAACAAACCAAAGGCCTCTTTTCGAGCATCTCAGGAAATTCCTGGATAGACTTGACTAACTTTTTAAACTTGTCATCCTTTATTACTCTAGGATTTTTACTATTTGCCTTAATGGCTGAGATTTTTACTTTCATATTTTTATGCCTGCTAATTGATTTTTTCTGCCTGCTCCTTGCCTGTAATTTATTCAAAGGTATTAAATTTCAACAATATCAAATCCATAAATCGCCTTTATGAGTTTTTTCTTCATTCGATATACCGGAAGTTTCTTTGTCATTTCTGATTTTACGTCTATAACCTCCAAAACTTTGCCATTTTTATAGGTTACAAAATCAGCCTTATAAAACCCTATCTTTTGGCTATTTACGACTATATCATACCTGACTTGCATCTCAAATTTATCAATTAAATTGGCTTTCTCTTTTAGCCTTAAAATACCATAATATCCGGCTTCCTTTTTACTATCAAATGTAATTCCGTTAATTACTGTTTTAATGTTTTTATACTTTAATCCCATAACCTGCCTAATATCTCCTCAATATCATTTTTTAAATCATCTAACTGCTCTGTATTTTTTTCCAATATCCTAAAGGCATTTTTAGATGCTCCTTTTAATTTCATTAGCTTATCATTTAACTGGCCGTACTCCGGTTTTCCTTTTACCTCCAGGATTACTATCTCTAAATTCTCTGTTAATAACTGGCTGAGGATATAACTCATTGCCAGGCTTTTTTCTGCTACTGTCATTCCCATGATTGGTAATTGGTTAATAATTTGGTTAATTTTTCACTATCTAACTCCATCTGTAACATTCGAGCATTATTTTTCACAACTATCATTTTCATTTGCTCTACCTGCTCAGATAATATAAAAAAATGATCATATATCTGTTTTAATTTCTCATTCCTATCTACAACCTCCTGAATCTTTTCATTTAAGCCATGTTTCATGCGATATGAGAATACATCCCCCTCTATGTGGCAGATTATACCGGCAAAAGATAATAATGCCTCTGAGGTCTTTATTTTGTCTTGAAAATATAAGTTGTAAGCCTCAATCTCCAACTCCATTTGTAAATTACTTTTCATGTTCGAATGCGTAAAGTTTAGGAAATTGATAATATCTGTTTTTTTTCCAATCAAAGAATAGCTTAATTTCCCCCTTAACCGCTACTCCTTTTGGTTTTGCCTTTTCGACTTTAATCAGTACAACGTTATCCTCATACGGCATTCCGTTTTGGTCATTCATTCCGGAAGGAGGTCGCCACATATTGATCCAAGTCATTGCTTTTCTTAACAAGGCTTGACCTCCGGCCGCTTCCCTAGCCATAGGCATTCCGTAAAACAAATTTCCTTTATCATCTTTTTGAGGTTGCTGGGCCGCCGGATGCAAAGATATAATCCAATGTTTTTGAAATTTCTTACAATATCTGCGAACCTCCCCAATAATATCTTCAATGTAAAGATCCTGCCTGCCATTGTAATTACCCATTTCATGCCTCAGTTCATTATACGGATCCGTTATTATTATTTTCTCATCCCTAACAAGTGACATTATCTCAGGTATTGAATAGCTTTTATCATCTGAATCCACTACGTTAAACATCTCATCTATGTAATTAATCGCCTGGAAATATTCCTTATCCTCTACTGCTCCGGGGATTGACTTGTAAAAAGGCCTTCCAGTGTATTTATGGATAAACTCAGCATAAATATCCTCTACTGATCCTGTTTCCGGTGAATAAATTAATGATTTTTTTCCGTATTTATAAGCTTGATTAAACGCTAACTCAAATGCAAATTCAGATTTCCCATGATGTGGAGCTGCTAGAATAAACGTAAATGACCCCTGTTTAATACTGTAAATTTTATCTAGGTCACTAAATCCGGTTAGTTCCCCAATAGGGTTACCTGTATTGCGCATCAATTCTAAATTGTCTGCAATATCTTTGAATTTCTTAATCAATTTAATACCCTCGTTAAGTGAGCAGGCAATTGCTCATTTTTAATTTTGTTCTCATCCTTAAACCAAACTCCCTGCATTTTTTGCTTCCAGTTCTTAACCTGGTTGTTACGGCTATCTTTCCAATTATTTTCTTCATAGTAATTAAAAGCTTTTATGGCTGAATCTTTAGTGTATCCTTTTTCATTAAAATAAAGAATTACCTCATCGATCAAAGGTGTATATATTACCTTTTTTTCCTTTCCTTTCCTTTCCTTTATAGTATTACTATCGTATTTCGTTTGTAATACGTTCGTATCGGACCATCGTTTATTTACACTTAAGCGTGCTTTTTCTGATTTATTTGTTCGCTCATCTAGCCTTTTTTGTACCGATAAACTACTGAAATTTTCACCAGAAATAACGAATAAATTAAAGTCATTTATAATCGATTTTATACTACTTATATCAGCTCGTAATTCAAACGCAATACGTTCGTAATTTAAATGTAATACGTTCGTATTTTGATAAAGTTCCTCAATAATTGACCAGTAAATACCATACCCTGACATTCCATAATTAAAGATCAGCTCTTTTATTTTTTCATCATTCCTGGTATTATAGTCATGACTAAAATAAAATGTATTTTTTGATATCTTATCCATTTTTTAACTCCTTTAAAGTATTATAAACGCATAGCTTATTATAAATCGCTCCATCAGGTGTTTTGCTATCCCATTCTCTCAGGAAAATATTTGTAGCG